CGGAGGCAGAGGATACACTAGCTTGCAAGATTTCCTATCGCAAGCCCTGCTAAACACTAACCGAGTTCAATGAGTTTTGAGGTAAATCATGAAAACGTTTAAAAGCGTGTTTGGATTCGCTGCAAACAAAGAAGAAACAAAAAAAGACAAACCAAAGAAATCAAAAGTTAAAGAAAAAGCCAAGACAAAAGAAAAGGTTGAACCAAAAAAGCGGGGGCGGCGGTCTAATGCCGAAATCGCCGCAAAGGCAAAAGAAAAACACGACGCTGAAATTGCTTTGCGTAAAGAGTTGATTGAAAGGCAAAAAGCCGCAATTGTTTCTGGTTCTGTGGCTACAGAACACAACGGTGAAAGTGCGTACCCAGAGTACAAAACCGACTTCTCAACAAAGGTTAAAGATCCAAACTGGATTCCTCCGTGGCCGGTGTTTCTACCGGGACAACGTGTTGAATATATCGTCAAGAAAAAAGACGGTAAAACCTACAAAGGAACCATTGTTGGTATTGATGACATTCATTCTGCTTTTATTCGTGTTTCTTGGGACGATGGAAGCAGCCAGTACCATGCCAAACAAGCTCTTAAGCTTATCGAAAAGAAAACTTATAAAAGCTTGTTGAAAGCCAAAAAGAACGAAGGTAAATGAAGTTTATCAGACTTCAACAACACTTAGTCCAATTATAATTTTTCTCCACAGTTGTTCTGAAATAGCTTCTTTGATCAAACGCTTTAATTGTCTTACAGTTATTCTAGACATTACATCGCTCCTTTTAAGCTTCAAACTCTAAATATATCACAATCGGAGTAAAAAAAGTGAAACTAACAGATCGACAACAAAGCGAGTATCTTGCAGCAATATTGCTTGAAGTTAGAGCGTTACGAGATCAAGTAAAAAATCTTGAAAAAGAAGTCAAAGACCTTAAAAAGACTGTTGTTAATCACACTCATACACCAATAAATCCAACATAACTCTTGTTGATTCTCTTCTATTGGTTATGTTCCACTATAGTTGATCGCACCAACTTCTTTGTTTTTCAATGTCTTCTGGTTTACCGGCTCCAGTTGGACCCCAATCTGGAAGTTCTTGCATTCCAGATTGTAACATTTGGTTGTTAACCAAAACTCCACCACCCATTTTGTTTTTCAATATAGAAACATGGTTGGCATCTGGTACAACATACAACGGTAATCCACTCGCTAAAGCTAACTCGACGCTATGCTTTAATGGTACTTTGTCGTCTTTGCCGCCGTGAATGATTATACCACTTCCACCAGCAACGCTACCATCTAAACCGGTTGCCCAAGAACGTTTCCAAGCTGGTGCAACAAAGTTAATTGCGCCCGGCTTATTGGCTCCGTTCATTAAAGCTTTTATCATGATTGCTCCACCTCTTGAATAAACAACCATTGTTTTTGGTTTTTCATCCTTGAGATATTCAACTGCTGTATGCAATTCATCGTCGCCAATTGCACCAGTGCCAGCAAACATAGGGCATCCTTTACCTTGAGAAACATCGCCCGCATCTTGCCATGTAACATCACAAGCCGCAATTCGCATATCTTGTGGCTTCATGCCAAAACCATGAAATGCACCAATATCAATATCTTCAAACAATAAAGGATAAAGCTTCATGAATATACGTATTCAATACCTTTAGAAACGTAGTATGTTCTGCTATAATCTTTGTATGACAAACTCAATCAAGCCTTCAAGGTTCGTAGGTCTTCACGCTCATAGCACTGTTGGGAGCATTGGAAAAAGTAATCAGCATACTATTTATCCCACAGAGGTATGAGTATGCAAAAAGAATGCTGTGTGTGTCAAAAAGAATATATCGACACAACAAAACGTAAAGTTGGAAAAACTTGCAGTAAAGAATGTGCCAAAAAACTTTCTGTTGCAAAACGCAAAGAAAATGGCACATATACCCAAACTGAAGAGCAAAAAGCGAAAATATCAGAATCGCTAAAAGCGGCATATGCCAGCGGTAAACATTCTGTTACAATAGAGGCTGCACTAAAAGCAATTAACGAATCTTCTGATAAACAAGAGATTCTACGTCGAAGAGTAAAAACATATCAAGAAAGATATGGGTCTGGTGATGGTAAAGCTGCGGTTCTAGAAAAATCCAGAAAAACATCACTAGAAAAGATTGGTGTTGAACATTGGTCCCAATCTAAAGAAGGTAAAGAAAAAATATCAAGTATCCATTCTGGAAAGTATGTTTCCCCCGAAAGAATCAGAGCTTTATCGCAAGCTGCAATGAAAAGTCAATCAATACATTCTAGATCTAAGAAAGGATTTAGAGAAGATCTTGACAGTTTTTTTCGTTCGACTTGGGAAGCAAACTATGCCCGTTATCTAAACCATGTCGGCATCAAATGGAAATATGAATCCATAACTTATAATCTAACGGAAAACAAAACTTACACACCAGATTTTATTCTTGACGATGGAACAATAGTTGAAGTAAAAGGCTGGTTAACTAAACAAGGTAAAGAAAAACTGGATCTCTTTAGAAAAGAATATCCAGATGCTAAGATTGTAGTTGTAGATCGTAAAGCTTATAATGAGCTCAAAAAACTCTATCAGTTCAAACTTGAAAAATGGGAAACATGAACAAAAAACCTAATCGTTTCGTAGGCTTGCACGCACATTCAACACTGAGCATTGGAGATGCGATTGGACTTCCACAAGAGCATATCGATTATGCTGTTTCTAACAATATGGACGCTCTTGCTCTAACCGATCACGGTAGTATGGCTGGAGTATCTCACCAACAAATTCATGCAAAGAAGCTCAAAGACAAGGGAGTTAAGTTCAAGGTTATTCCCGGTGTTGAAGCTTACTTCATTGATTCATTGTCTGAATGGTCAAAGCTTGTTCAAATTCAAAAAGCTAACAAGGCTCTTGCGAAGGCTATTAGCATTGGAAATGAAATGGCTGAAACAGAAGCAGAAATGGATGCCAAACATGGCAAGGATTCATCGGAAGATGAAGAAGGTGGCACTGTTGTAGAAATTGAAGCAGAATCAAAGAACAACAAGTTCTCTGATCCAATCGCTCAACGTAACCATATTGTTCTTCTGCCCAAGAACAATGCTGGACTCAAAAGCCTTTTCCAAATGGTTTCAGAAAGCTATATCGACGGCTTTTATCGTTATCCTCGTATTGATATGAATACCCTTAAGCGTCATGCGAAAGGTAACATCATTGCTAGCTCTGCTTGCATCGGTGGCCGTCTTGCTCGTACAATCTTCGACAATCAAGATCAATCGCTTGATTGGAAGGATTGGGGAGTTAACCGTCATAACTACAACAAAATCATGACCGAACTAAAGGGTATCACCGAGCGTTTTGTTGATGCTCTAGGTGGGCCAGAAAACTATTATCTTGAACTCCAGATGAACAAGCTGTCAGCACAACATCTTGTCAACTTCTATCTCATGGAGCTTGCCAAGGAAACAGGTCTAAAGCTTGTTGTTACCGTAGACTCTCACTACTCCAATCCTAATCATTGGAAGGAACGTGAAGTCTACAAGGCTATGGCTTGGGCATCAAAAACCAAGGGAACAATTGATCCAAACACTCTTCCTCAAACCGTTGAAGAACTTAAGTGCGAGCTATATCCAAAGAATGCCGATCAGCTTTGGAATACCTACCTTGAACAAAAAGCAGCATATCCAGAACTTTATACCGACGATCAACTTGTTTGTGACGCTATTGAACGCACCCATGACATTGCTCACCAGCTCATTGGAGACGTTTCTGTTGACCGTTCTGTTAAGCTTCCCGGTATCGGTCGTCTAATTGAAAAGAACGTCCTAGAAAAGCTTCTAGAGGCTTCTAACGATATGTCTGAAGATGATGTAGCGTTCAAGCAATTGGTTCAACTTGCTATTAATGGTTTGCGTAACGTTGGACGCAATCATGATGATGTTTATATCAAGCGATTGAAGTATGAGCTTGAAACCATCAAGCATCTTCGCTTTGCAAAATACTTTCTCACATATCACAAGATTATGGATATTGCTGGAAAGGAAATGCTTATCGGTAATGGCCGTGGCTCTGCTGCTGGTTCGCTGCTATCATATGTTTTGAACATTACACAGGTTGATCCTATTCGTTTTGGCTTGCTATTCGAACGTTTCTTGGTTAAGTCTAAAAAGTGTTTGCTCCCCACTACTTATGTATTGGCACACGATCATCGTCTAGTAACACTTAAAGATGTAAAAATGTTAAAAGATTTGGAAGTTGGGGATATGGTGTATACACATACAAAAGCATGGAAACCAGTTGTAAGCAAAGAAGAAACACTGCATAAAACAATTGTAGAATTTGAACTAGAAGACGGTACTATTCTTACAAGCAGCCCCAACCATCTTTGGATTGTTATTCGTGAAGGAAAAGAAATAGAGGTTAGGGCCGATGAAATCAGAGAAACCGACGAGTTTATTAAAATGCTGTAAAAACTGTGGAAATGAGTTTGAGCTAATAATTCCAGAAAAAAATGGGAGTGGTAGCTCAAACTCACTTAGACGAGTTTTTTGCAATGACAAATGCAAAAATCAGTTTGGTAGGAATAAAGAAGAAGGAAAAGTAAATCGTATTTGCAAAATATGTGACAAAACTTTTCTTAGCTATCCTTCACAGAAACGCTCTTACTGTTCTAGAAAATGTCAAAATGAAAGTAAAAAAGTAGCACACGTTGAAAGAAAGTGTGAATACTGTAACAGTATTTTTGAAGGCAAGCCAAGTGATTTGAATGTGTATTTCTGCTCTAGAGAATGCTTCCATAAAGCCGGAAGAGAAGTAAAAACTTGCATTACCTGTAAAAAACAGTTTGAAATAAAAAAATCTGATAATCATATTCAACGTTGCAGTCGTCAATGTCAGTTCGTTGATCAGTCGAACGGTAAAATCAAAATACACCTAAATGGCAGAACAGGTTATCGCATTGATTTAGGAATGAAAGATTATTTCAAAAGTGCTCTAGAGGCAGATTATGCAAGGTTCCTTGAATATTTTGGGATTCAATACATTTATGAAGGTAAAACGTTCCTAACAGCTATAGGGGCATATACTCCCGACTTCTTCTTGCCAGAACTAAACTTATTTGTTGAACTCAAAGGTGTAGAGGATAATGGAAAACCATTCGAAAAAATGATGACAAAGAATCTTTTAAAGCACCAATCGGTACTAGAACAAGCCAGCAAAATAATAACAATAACACAAAAAGAGTTTATAGCTGGAATAAAAGCTGCTAATCTATGGTCAACTATTCCCAACCTAGAACAAAGAAACTATAAAAAAACAAAAGGATTGGTTGTCACATATGAAGATCAAACAAATCAACAAAGTAAACCTAGCAACTCCAATCAATCTGGTTGATATTGGAGTTGAAGGCGATCACACGTTTTTTGTAAGCGATAAACCAAACGGAAACTTTTTCCTTACACATAACTCATTTCCCGACATCGATTCGGATTTTTCTGACCGTGATCGTGCCGTAAAGCTTCTTATTGAGTTCTTTGGTTCAGAAAACGTTATTCCTGTAACTAACTTTGCACAACTCCAACTTCGTTCTCTTATCAAAGATGTTGCTCGTCTACACAACCTTCCATTTGAAGAGATTAACGCTGCGACAGGTAAGATTGAGAAAGAAGTGCTTGATGTTGCCAAGCAAGTAGAAGGCTTTGATCGTGGTACATGGGTTCTTACCTTTGAAGCTGCATTGGAGGATTCTCCTACCTTTCAAGAACTCATGGAAACTTATCCAGAATTCCAAACCACTATTAAAGTGCTATTCAAGCAAATGCGTGGCCTTTCACGGCACGCTGGAGGAGTGATTATTACCGAAAATAGTCGTGAAGGTATGCCTCTTATCAAAGCTGGTGGAGAGCTACAAACACCTTGGCCGGAAGGTGTAAACTTTCGTCATCTTGAAGAGTTTGGTCTTCTCAAGTTCGATATTCTTGGACTTGGTACACTTCGTATGTTCGAACAATGTGTGCGACGTATCTTGCAAAAGCAAGGCACCAAGAATCCATCATTCAAGCAAATCAAGCAATGGTTTTGGGATAACCTGCATCCAGATAACAACCCAATGACCGATCCAAAAGTTTTCGAGAACGTATTTTGGAATGGAAACTACACAGGTATCTTTCAATTCATCAACGATAAGACACAAAACTTCATGCGTCAGATGAAGCCAAAGTCTGTAACCGATATTGCAATTGCAACGTCTATCTTCCGTCCCGGTCCTCTATCCCTTAAGGTCGATCAACGGTTTTTGAACAACCGAGCAAATCCAGAATCTGTTGTATACAAGCACCCTCTTCTCAAAGAAGTGTTTGCTGAAACTTCTGGACTTCTTGTGTTCCAAGAACAGCTTCAAATGATTTATCACAAGCTTGCTGGTGTTCCTCTAGAAGACACAGATGGTATTCGTAAAGCGTTTACCAAGAAGGATATTAGCAACAAGGAAAAGGCACAAGCAGAACGTAACAAGCTACGTCAAAGCTTTATTGAAGCTTGCGCTAAAGCTAACAATATCGATGCAGAAGATTGCGGCAATATCTTTGACGAAATGGAAAAGCTTGTTGCTTATTCATTCAACAAGTCTCACGCTGTTTGTTATGCGATCACTACATGGCAATGTGCTTGGTTCCTAACGTATTATCCAGATGAATGGGTTGCAACATATATCGATTATTGTGCAATCTCCAAGGGCAAGGTAACAGGCAAAGAAGACCCAAAGGCTATTGCAATTAAAGAAGCAAAAGCTCTTGGATATGAGCTAACAAAGCCAGACATTAATGTGTCTGAATATGAGATTATCTCTCACCCTTCTTTCAAGAAAACTCTTGTGCCAAGCTTTAGCTCACTGCAACACGTTGGTAAAACTGCTGTTTCTGAGATTCAACAGTTTCGTCCATATAACTCAGTCAAGGATTTGTTGATTAATCCAAATGGTTCATGGCGTCACAGCAAGTTCAACAAGAGTGCTCTATCAACTCTTGTCAAGCTTGAAGCACTTGGCTCAATGGATATTGTTGGTGAAGGCAAACTGTTTAAGAACTATAAGCAAGTGTATGCTGTGCTTGTAGAGAAAAACGATTTGTTTAAACGTATTACTTCACGCAAGAAGAACAATGATATCACAGCAGAGCTTGAAGCTGCTATTGCAGAAGTTCAAGATATGGAAGATTGGACCAAGGCAGAAAAGCTTGAGTTTACAAAAGAGCTAGCTGGTTCTGTAGATTTCGATCTACTTCTGTCAAAGGATTCTAGAGAAAAGCTTGATGAGCTTGGCTTTGAATCTATCGACAACTGGAGCGAGAAGGGCAACTACTGGGCTATTGTAGCTTCTGCTGGTCTAGCTAAAACCAAGACAGGCAAGACTTATCTCAAGCTTCGTTTGTTTGCCGAAGCTAACAAAGAAGTCACTTGTTTTATCTGGGGTTGGAAGGGTGACGTAAACCTTGTTCAAAACGATGTGATTGTTGGATTGTTTGATAAAAGCGATTTTGGATTTTCAGCTTATCAAAACAAGATTTACAAGATCAGCTAAGGTTGATTAACAGCAGGCTTCACAGCCCCTTTGCGTTGTCTTGTTTTCTTATAAGCTATTTCACCGCTTGGCAGACGTTTGGCTTTTCCGGTCATAATGTCTCTGCCAAGTTGTAGCTTTTCTCCACCATAAGTTTTAAAGAACTTCACAATAGAAGATGTGATGCCGCCAAGTTGTTCTGCATCAGCAACAGCACTATGCCAATGTTTTGTTGACACATCAAACGCTGTTCCTAAATGTCCAAGCCTACTAACCCAACGACCATGTTCATCACGAAGCTTGATTAACAAGTTGTCGATATCTGGATTGGTTGCTCTCATATCTTCTAAGCCAGCCAACAAAGGTTGCAAGTATTTTGTTGTTAATGTTACTGTATCAACAACTGGATACTTTGGTATAAAGTCCATACGATGACGTAGCTTTAAAGCATCGTTTATTTGGCGCATATCGAATTTTGCGTTATGAGCCACCAACACAGGATTACGAGACTCAAATTGAGAGATAAACTCTTTAAATCCTTGCAAGAGTTTTCCTTCTTCTTCAATAGGAACGTCACCACCTTCATAAGCCGTCATTTTTAACACATCGTCAATAGACAAATGTGGAGCTTTTGACACAAAGGTTCCAGCAGCAATCTTTTCACGCTCTTTAGCTATTTGTTTTTCAACGGCTGGAGTGAGTTTGCTTTTCATTGAATACACACCAAGGTTTTCTCCTGTGTTCATATCAACGGCAACAGCAGCGATTTCTGTGATTAAAGAATAAGGATTCTTTGAACTCATACCAGTTGTTTCGGTATCAAAAAATATAAGCACATGACTGCCCAACCATTCAACTAGTTGTTCAATTGTATATGTTTGTTTTTCTAGTTTACCTTCTAATATAATTGCTTTAATTATGGCTTTAAGATGTTTGATGCTTGTCATATACTATAGTTATGTAGCGCATACATTATCTTTAAACAAAATATGTTGTACGCTACTATAGTAGTATACACAACGGGCCTATAAAGGTTTCGACAGGGAAGGAGATTGTTAGATTGCACGGTAGCAGACTATGGCTGCTTTAAAACATATAAACGTTAAGTGCCAACGACAATGCACAACCTCTAGCTCTCGCTGCTTGATTCAGTGACCTAGACGGGCTTACAAGGTTCCATCTGTACGTTGTAAGTTTGTCAACAATCAGATTGCTGCTAACTTCCTTGATTCGTTTAGAAGTTAGTTTAAGACACAAGCGAACACCTTGATTGAAGTTGTTTGTTGATTTGATAAAGGTTACTTATAACAAACTATGCCGTGTAGTATATCTGATTTGACACTTTTCTGGACGAGAGTTCGATTCTCTCTAGGTCCACTCATCTTCGGCGGTACGCAAACTGGAAAAGCGGCCTACCTGTCTTGTAGGTGTTTAACAAAACTGTGAAAACGGTAATGTTACTTGAACGTTCGAATCGTTCCTGTCGAGCCATATTAAAACAAGTCTTTTAAATTAATTGTATCTCTTACTTTAGGCTTGTATAATTTACTTTTACCTGTTAAACTTAGCAAGTTTGGCAATACACGATAGCTTGTTCGATCATGTGTATGTCCAGTTAAAACAACCATTTTTTTGTCTGTATGTTCCAACATAATTTCTCTTAGTTGTGTTCCAAGTATACTACTAGAAAAATGTGTTAAAAATCCTGTTATCATTGTTACACCAAAATGAGTGCAATTTTCTCTATATGGTGGAACATGAGTAGCTAACACAATTCTTTTTGCTTTGTGTTTCTCAAAACTAGTTTTTACCTTTTTTATTAACTTCTCAGCAAATTCTGTGCTTAGTTTGTTTAACACAAACTTTAGTTCTTCATTGTTTGAAATAGTTGTTAATTCTTCAATGGTGGTATAATCTTCCCTCATTACAAGTTTTTGCAGCAATCCACTTTCTCCAGAACTATATCCTCCATCCCACCAATTTTCTCCCCCAATTAATAAAGTTTGATTATCCAACCATACACCATCAATTTCACTTAACGCAATAATAGAATTGTCAACTCTTGAATATGTTTGCAATCTTTCAAGTTCTGTTTTTATAGAACTTCGGTAACAATCATGATTACCAAGCACAAACCATATTGGCTTGTTATCAAGTTCTTTTTTAAGTTTATGTAAATAATATTCCCAAGTGTTGCTTTGAGCTATGTCACCTGTTATCAATAATGCATCGTGTTTTTTTGCATCAGTAACAAATTCTTTCCATGCTTCTTTTGAAGCTAACTCAAAATGAGTGTCTGTTGCCCAACCAATTTTTTTATAATATGATTGCATAAAACTAACTAATATTTAGTTAACATGAAACTTTATTCAATTTTGTTCGAACAAGCTGAAAAAGAATTTATTTCATATACACCACCAAAATTCGCTTTGTATGTTCAAGAAGGATATGCAAATGGCTTGGTGCTTATTAATTGTAACAAATTCTTACAAAGTTTGAAAAACACCGATATATCAATAAACGATTATATCGCTGGTATGATTATGGTCGAAGATTCTTATGATGGTTGCTTGGGAGCAAAACAAGTAACTAACGTTGCTGGCTCACCAAGTTATAAAGGTGCAGGAATAACCATGTACGCTCTTGCTAGCGATTATTTTGGTTCACCTTTAACCTCAGATAGAGGTCATAGTTCTTCTGTTGCAGCAATAGAAACATGGACCAAAATAGAAAACAGTTCTGAATGGAAAAAAGTTGGTCAAGGACTTGATAACTATCGTGATTCAGATTTAGGTAAAAACTATTTTAAAATATCTGGAACTCATCCAAATCGTAAAGCCTTAAACCTTGGAAATACACCAGCAACTCCAGAAGAAATAGATGATTGCCCCTTGCCTACAAAACAAGGATCAGTTTTAACAATTAACGACACAATAAAGATTCTTGGAACCGCTGATGCTTACAAATATAATGGTCCATTAAAAGCTAAACCATTAATTGATCGATGGGAAAGTCTTAAAGATCAAATAAACAGCGATCCAGAAAAACACAACCCAGATAAATTTGACTTAGATGAACAAATTGAAGATGCAGCAACATGGCTGTTTAACAGCCGTTATAAAGGCTCAGAAACAACAAGATAATCTTCTTTCTTAAGAAAGAACTTGCTCAACAACTTCTAACATACCATCAATTGTGTCAAAATCATGGATATTGTCCATGTCAACCATTGCCCAATCGGTATGCTCATTTAAATCTAAATCTATACATTGTTGAGGATCACAAGGCATTAATCCAACAAACCATGTAAGATTATCCCTAACTTTAAGGTTTTTAAGCTTTGTAGGGGTTATACCAATTTCTTCTTCGCATTCCCTTATAGCAGCTTGTTCTGCTGTTTCTCCATCCTTAATACCACCACCGGGAAATCCCCACTTCATCGACCTCGACGCCCGTTTTAATATCAGCACTTGATTGTTGTAGGTTAACACAACCAACGCAACTTTACGTTCGTCATTCTCAAAAAGTATAGAATGAAGCTTCATATGGGTATATATTGCAATACTTAAGTATCATGAAACTATATCCAATATTGTTCGAAGAAAAATCGATTGAACCAAAACTAACATCCAAAACAGCAACAATCGATGAAGTGCGACAATACTTTAAACACTTCCATTTGTCTCGCAAGTTTCTCGGTGCACCAACCTTTACCTTTACTCCAAGAGCACCCCCAGAACCCTTCCACGATATAGAAGGTAACGTCATTGAAGATGATTTCACAGAAAGAATATCTCTTGCAGCAAATATAGAAGATGCAAGAGAAGCAATCAAAGACTACAATGAAACCTATTACTACGTCTATGCAACACAACAAGATAAAGGCATCACAGACATAGAAACCAATATGCCAAACTGTCCAAAAAATCCACCACCAGAATACGGGGACAAGTTCGATATGTTAAAGTGGCTAAAGAAAAATGAACCACAAGAACTAGAAAGAATAAAAAAAGAAAAAGCTAGTTACTTGGCACCCTCAAAACTAGCACCAGATATCAAAAAACAGTTCAAAGGTTGTGTGCCAGACTCAAATGAAACTCATGAAGAATGGAGCCTTAAACCCCTTACAATGATTTTTATCGGCACAATCGGTGAAGCAAACAACGAAGTCCAACTATCAAAAGATGGTGCCAGCATAATGGGTTTATAACCCTTCAGCGTTGTACTCTACACCAGTTTCATCAAACTCTTTTGCTTTCTCAGCAACATCATCAACAAACTCAACCTTGTATCCATTCTGCTCCATAAATCCAACAGCATCCGTTATTTGATCTTGCTTTATCGGTTCTTTGGGATTCGAACTAGCATATTCGTTGCTGTCTTCCAAATATCTAAAATCAGTTCCATCAAATGTGCTTAACCATGCTTTATGATTTCTTATCGCACGTTCATCTGATTTGTTGAAGTATATAATGTTGTCATCAGTCCATAAACGACTTGCATCCCTTGGTGCCATATATGGAACAACATCTCTCTTGTCTCCAACAGCAAACAATACTTTGCTTTTCATCATTCCTTCTGGAACTTCTTCGTGTTCTCCAGCTAAACCAGATTCCATCCAATCTGGAGAGTGATGGTATGTTCTTAATGAACTGCCAAAACTCTTGATCTTGTCAGAGTCTAAACGGTATACATCACTCTCAAACAATATCTCAGATAGTTTCATAACCAATAATACCTTCCTTGGGTATATCTTTAGTTGATATCACTTCATATCCAGCAGCCGAAGAAGAACGATCAACAACTTTATCGCCGTCAACCTTTATCAAAACTAACTCTTCGTCTTCATCAAATCTATCTCCCAACCAGTTCATCACAGCTTCCTCGGCATCATCTTTGCTGCCAAACAAATATACACCAGCTACATCTTCCATGTCTTTAGGAGCTTGAACCTTTAATCCATTCCGCAATATACTCCGCAAACGACGCTTCGACGTAACGTGATACAAAATCTCCTCAAACAATATCTCAGACAACTTCATGGAACATAACCCCATTCATAAATGCTATTCCCATCCGTAAACAACTCAGATGCCTTCACTGTCTTGCTCAAAATCTTGTACTGCCCATTCAAAGCACCTTTACCATGATCAACAGCGTATGGACGATATATCGTTACCCAATCTCCAACGTTTATCTGATCAATCCCAGCTTTATCCTTTTCACCACCAGCAATCCGTTCCTTTAACCTTTCAACCACATCATGAATGTGCTTGTAATATTCATTTGGATTCAATGGCGTATCAATATTTCTTGGAATCTTGTTGTACTTTAAAATATACTTTTTCTGGCTTTCGAAATCATCAACCTGAGCTTGTAACGTAGGTTCATCTGGAACCGCTCGGTATATCTTTACTTTGCCTTTTGGCTTGTTTCTAAATGAACTAATCAAACCAACAACAGATACATCTCCAGAAGAACCATCACCATAATATCTTGCACCGTTAACTGAATAAAAGTCTGCTGGATATACTCCGTTCATTGTCACATCCCATAAAGGAGCTCCTTCTTTTCCCGGTGCCGTGTGCTCACCACGATAGTCTTCTTCACCTTCAAACAATATCTTTGATAACTTCATAAAGGTTAAATACAAAAAGTTTCCCAAGAAATTTTTTTCCCAAAAATTTTTGAACCACAAACAAAACTTCCAAGAAAAAACCTTTTGCGGGCTGCGGGGATCTAGCCCCTGCTGCTGCTGAAACCCCTGCATATCATGGCCCAAGGGGGCCGGGGGCTTTTTGAGGGGGGCTATGGGGTAAGGGGGGTGTATCTGAAATGGGGGGGGCTATGGGGGTATGTGATATAGCTAGGGGGTGGGTAGATATAGGGGGTTTGGCGGGGCGGGAACAAACACGAATACCCCGGTAGCGTGTTAAGCTTTCGGGGTGGGATAGTATCTAGGGCTGGTTTGATTTCTTTGTGCTAACCGTCACTCATCTCTAGTCAACGACGCCGTTAGTACTTGGGTTACCACAAAGCTATCACTGGATAATTATAATGCACAAAAGAAAAAACCCGTGAAGCTTTTGGCTTCACGGGTTGGCTTGTTAAGCCTTTTGGGTTAGAGGATCACTGAGCGAATGCAATCCCCTTGCTGGAAATCTCGTAAGGGAAGAACAAGCCGGACGCACCGAATCGATTCTTTTGCATCTCAGCAACACGCAGACGATAAGTCTCAGACTTCTTATCGGTATCCATCGCAAGATGGAGATGACAGTCAACAGCGTGCTTAACTTCCTGCTTACCAGCGAACGTTCCATCCTTCGTAACCTGACCGATAATCATGGCAACGGTCATGTTATCCTTGCACCATGCAGCGATATCCCACATCGCATCGCACTGCTGCTGAGCAGGGCCAGCAGGACGACCAGCACCCTTGCTTGCACGCTCAATCGTCTGAAGCGAATCAACGAAGAGAAAGAAACCCTTACCAGCAGCGAGAGTGTGCTTCTTGCGAACCTTGTCAGCGAAAGCGATGATATCAGAGATATCGAAGAAAGAGCTAAAGTAAGCGTTATCGGACTCCAGCAGAGCGTTAAACTCCATCTTCTCAAGCTTCATCTTGATCTGAGCACCGGACTCCTCGCAAGAGTTATACAGCACCACATGACCCTGAGAAGCGAGAGCGTTAGCCAACTGGAGAGAGATCGTGGTCTTGCCGCCACCGGGCAGACCGGTGACCATGCAACAAGTAGAGGGACGAATTCCCTCGCCAGTGAAGAGAGCATCGATGTATTCCCAGCCCGTCTTGAGCGTGGTGCGGAGCGCATCGGGAATCTTGATATCGGAGAAACGGCCAGCCTCAACCGTTTGAGCCAGACGGCCAGCGGTAGAAACAGTCTCGGTCTTCTTGGTGGTCTTCTTCATAGCAGCCTTCTTGGTGGTGGTCTTGGTGGTCTTCACAGCAGCCTTCTTCGTCGTCTTCATGCTATTAGAATAACACCTAATCGTGCTTTTCTAAAGATTATTTTCTTTTTTTTATTTCGCTGAATTTACAGGGGTTTGAGAGATTCTGGCGGCAAGGATTAATCCTTATTCCTCGACAACGACATTTTGGATCACGATTTCCATGCCGTCCATACTGGCATGATCGTTCCACTCGTCCAGCATGGCTTTGTGATCCTCCAGCGTTCCTTGCCCTTCAAGAACCATGCTAGGCTCGAAAGTCTCCATATCATACGAATGTTCGTCCATGATGCGAGCAGCGAACCGATACGCTCCCTCAACCGTCGAGAACACTCGGAGATCAATTCCACCCTCGTAACGGAAACAAAAACCAACCATTGTTGCCTTGCCTTTCTAGAATCAGTTTAATTGGAGAAGTAATCGCCAATCAAACGCTGTAAGCGTTGCGGATAACCTTGGGAGCAGCGTTGTCCGAAACCACCATGATTTGCACAAACTTGGGATCGAAAACAAACGGTCGCTTGTTGCAAAGTCCCTGACTATGCACCTTCTTCGCTGCTCGCTTACCATAAGCCTTTGCTTCTTCAAGCGTAGAAAACATGCGAATGGTATCCTTGAGAGGATGCGAACCCTTGCTGAGATTGAGACGCAGCGAGGAGATTACCGTAACCAGAAACATCTGAACCGTGTTCGTCTTCTTCACGCTATTAGAATAGCAAACGTTGTGATTATTCTAAAGATTATTTTCTTTTTTTATTTCGCTGGATTTGCAGGGTTTTGAGAGCTTGGCGGGTTTTTACTTGCTGTCGATATCAAGTCCCTTTGCAGCAAGAAGCGCATTAATCTCATGCTTGTTTGGGGGCACATCTCCAGTATACAATACACCAACATATCGTCGTTGGGCCATTCCAATCTCGTTAACCTTGATTTGCTTTGTATTGCACAGCTCATTCACAGTATCAACGATCCCTTTGAATTCATGATAATCCGTGACGGTGACAACGGCTGGAAGATTGATGTTGTGGATCATGGTCTTACCTTATCAAAGGTTGAAGATTAAACCTTTTCTTCAAGAATCGTGCCCTTGAGGTATGCACCTTGGAGGTTTGCACCCTGAAGGGATGCATTAACGAGGTATGCACCTCGGAGGTCTGCATTAACGAGGTTTGCATTTCTGAAGTTTGCATTAACGAGGTTTGCTTCGGAGAGGTATGCATTAACGAGGTATGCACCCTCAAGGTTCGCATGAGAGAGGTTTGCACCCTCAAGGTTCGCATGAGAGAGGTTTGCACCTCGGAGGTTCGCATAAACGAGGTATGCACCTCGGAGGTTTGCTTCGGAGAGGTATGCATTAACGAGGTATGCACCAGAGAGGTTTGCACCTCGGAGGTTTGCACCTCGGAGGTTTGCACCTCGGAGGTTCGCATAAACGAGGTTTGTCCCAGAGAGGTTTGCTTCGGAGAGGTTTGCATTAACGAGGTATGCACCTCGGAGGTTTGCTTCGGAGAAGCATGCATTAACGAGGTCTGCACCCTCAAGGTCTGCATCGGAGAGGTCTGCTCTCTCACCTTCCTTACCACTTGAGGAGATCCAAAGCTTGTGCGATGCAAGCACAGACTTGAGATCGTTGGAGGAGATGATCTTCATGTTCTTACCTTATCAAAGGTTGGAGGAGAAGTAAAGGTTATTCAACCTTCCCAAGTGGGAATGCCCGTCGTGTTTGAGTGAACGCCAACTTCAACGCTATAGTAGCCGTTACTAGAACCGCACCAACGAAGAGTAACAGAACCCTTCACGGTAGAAATGTTGTAAAACGTCCAACGCTTGATACCATAATCAGTTTCTTCGATATCGCTGGTAGTCTTCTCAGCCCGAACAATCTGGGAATTCTCCAAATCGCTCAAGTCTCCAACAACATCCTCCAGATACACATATTCACAACAATCCTGTCCATGAAACATCTCAACCATGTAGTCCGCTCCAGTAAAGCGAACACATTGATTGTCAAGATTCTCAACCTTGACAAAGGTCCGATTCAACAGCGAGAGAATGTCGGCCATTTGCTTCTTCTCTAACCTTTCTGAAACCAGTATATCTGGTGCTGTTCTGGAAGTAAAGGTTATTTTCTTTTTTCTCAGTCGAAGAAACATCAGAGCGGTTGGAGAATCTAAACCCTTTTCTTCACGCTGCTTGCCTGCTCAAACAGGTTTTCAGATTACCCTCGTAGGAAAGAATCGTGCCAAACTTGGGATTCAGAACCACAGAGTAACTGATCCATTCTGCGTTGCCGTAGGTGTCAATAAAGCACCAGTTTTTGTTATCTTGGCACACACGTTGCATGACAAGCTTGATCGTGTCTTGATGCCCCTTGCGGAACAGGGTGAGAACACGCATACGCTTCGCCGTTGCGGTAATCTGCTTGGCAAGGCTCACAAGGGTATCAGAGAAACCGTCAGAGGTAACACCCAAAATCAAGGTGTTGCGGGTGATGATGCTCTCCGAGCTGACTACAACCAATCCATGTGTTCCCATGTTCTCTCCCTTGCCTTTCTTGAGATCCAGTATACCTGATGCTGTTCTGGGAGTAAAGGTTATTTTATTTTTTATTCGTCATTAGCGAAACGATCTTCTTGCTTCGCTGCATCGTCAAACAATTCTTTATCAGCGAGATAATCTTTGGTGAGACGATGAACGGCAAACCGGACAAGATCTTCTGTATCCCACAACTCGGTAACACGTTCAGCTAGCTCTCGACAAGATTCACGATTATACGGAAGATTACTATAGTATCCCATTGGCTTTTCCTGCTGAATTAGCTCGCCCGTCCAACCATCATACGGACCCGTCATATTCACAACGTCCTCAAAACTAATGGTACGATCACCAACAATTAGCAACATTTCCTCACCTTCCTTGAGGATATGAGTGAGAACACCGCTAATCTTCCTCACATTGTTTCCCATCTTAACGTGGAATTCGTAGATTCCGTTGATCTTAGGCATATCCATGTTTTTTGTTCTTTCAAATAACTCGGGCAACACCCGTTTTGCTGCCACAATGAAAAATGCCCCTTGAATCCTTGTACCTACGAGGTGACACCTTCGTCAAAAACTCTTGCTCGAAATCTGGCTTGGCTTGAATAAACGGGTTGAACCAAACAAACGTTTCACCAACGGCGATGTCACCGAACGTCATATACATGGCACTATTCATTTTGATTGTCTACCTTTCAGCCGTTAAGCTTTTGTGCAAGCATCTTCATACTGATCCCGGTACGG